TATCACCTCCCATCCAACGATCATAAGAATCCATCAGTCCTGATGAAAATCCATCGTTAGCGGTAACAGTATTTACGGTTCTCTGTTTATCCATGTTAAATTATAGACAGTCTTCTAGGATCTATTTATATCCCTAATATCCTTCACCCACGCACGAAACATCTCACCATCCTCAGTGACACAGATAACATAGTTCACACCTGCTCTGTGAATAGTTCCTTTCTGTCCTGTATTAGCATTCATTACATAGTCACCCTCAACAAACACTTCCTTCTTACGATAGTGTTGCCTTGTCGCTTGCTCACGTAGTTTCTTAAAGTCTTTCATAATTTAACTCCATATAATAATCCACCAAGATAATCCATCCATTCTTTTGCTTGTTTTTCAGTTAAACCTTTCGGGCAACCCTTCTTAAAGAAATCCCAATCACCTTGCTGTGCTGCTATCCTCATCTTAGTACCACTCATGGCAAAAGTCTTTCCTTCTGGGTCTCTATTACCAGAAGATTCCATCCACATACTCCAAAAATTATAGTAGTGTCCTTTCTTTGGTTGTACTCCATTATTTTTAAGAACGAATTGCATCTGTGGTTCATTCATTCTATCAGATCCACACATATAAACGCAATTCCTATATCCAGCAAGCATAACATCTTCTAGAGCAGCAGGTATAACATTAAACTTGGGAGAACTGTAGATATTTTTAGCATGTTTTGGAAATCCTTTTTTAAGAATATCAGTTTTCACATCAGGTGGTATAGGGTTCTCCTTTACAGGTTTATTTGTCTGTGAAATATAAATGCGATAGTCTCCACCACCTTCCTTAGCAGCAGATGCAATGGCATCCATACTAGCACCATGACCTACAGTAGGTGGTTGAAATCTACCAAAAGTTACGTAACATGTTCTACCTACTGTTAACTTCATACAGCAAAAGCTCCGTACAACACATTGTTTTTAGTAAACTCAAGTTTATTAATAAGTTTAACCATGTCACCATCTCTATGTAGAACATAGCCTTCATGTGATGTTACTTCATATCCATTCTTTGTGAGAACAAATGTTTTGAAAGTCTTCTCTAAAGGATCTAACTTCTTTATAATTAAAAGTTTTAAATTCTGAACCTCTTTATACAGAGCAATCATTGCTTTAAACTTATATTCATTATTCTCTACAAACTCCATGCTCTTTTTAGTTAGCTCAACCTTCTCTGCAACAGTCTTTGGTGACTTGAGTTTACTAATAGTCTTATCCATCTGTACACCATAGAAGGTAATCATCTGTTGTAATGTCTTCCCAACATCAGGTGTTCTAGCTCCACCAGTATTAGGTTTAATTTCATCCTGAAAATACCTCTTAACATAAGGTGCAATGTGATACTTGTCATCACCTGTTGGGTTTCCTGTACCACTACCATTTGTTACCAAATAATCTAGGAAATCTCCACATGCACCACAAGCTGTCTCAATTCTTCCAACAGTATCATCAAAATCTTTCTCCTCTGATGGTGTCAAACCAATCTTATCTAATGGAGTATCATTGTTAACCACAAATACATCATCAGTTGACTTGATTTTATCACTACCAAGACCACCTCTTGAAGTCATCTCTGATAGTAATGGTTTGTGATTCTTTCTCTCGTCTTGTCCTTTGTAATGAGTATGAAAAACAACACCAATCTTTGCTTTCTTTGCTGCTTTACCTACATCTTGTTCAGCTGGTACTCCATAAGCAATAGTGTTAGGTTTAAATGTATATACTTTCTGTCCATGAACAGTTTCTAATTTTAAATCACCCTCAGTCCAAAGAAGATCTCCCTGTACAACTCCTTCAATACCAAGTGTCTTAAAATATTTTAAACAATACCTTAATTTCTCAGCAAGACCTGGTTTATCACCATAGAAATCATTAATATCTAAATCACCATAACATAGTTCTGGTTTCTTATTGAAGACAGACTTCTTACCAACAAAAAACTGTCCATTTTGAGGGTCTTTACCACACACTATTGAAGGAGCTCCATCCCATTTAGTCTGTAAGTAACCTGTTCCACCACACCCCAACATCTCTCGGATCTCTTTAAGATCTCCAACTATTTTCATGCACCCTTTAACACCATAGTTGAGCATCTCATCCTCTATGTGTTCTAAATGCTTTAGTTGCTTTACATTTGCCATTATTTACTAGTCACCTTATAAAACGGACCAGACAATTCTGATTGTGATGTAGCATATCTGAAGATCTGAGTCATGAATGTCTCTGAATTAGAACTCTCTTGCATAATCTTCTCACCCATTTTTAATCCAAGAAACTTTGAGAATATCCACTTCGGTTTCATAGCAAGAATATCATCTATAGGAACTTCAGCAAGATCAGAACAATGCTGCATTGTACCACCTTTATTAACCATCTTCTGAATTTCTCTTGCTAATTCTATTCCATCTGCCCTTTTAGATTGTGTAGCTACTGCTGCTACATCTTTAAAACCAATATGATTAAAGAAAGATTGTGTGAATATTTCTTTCATAAATCTATCAAACACACCACCACCAATCTTACCATGCTTTGCATCTGTTCCTTCTAGAACTTCACCCTGCCATGTCTTACCTTGAGTATCAGTAGCACGGAATTGAATCTCCATGTTATCACTACCCCATAGATAACAATCTATTGAACCAAAGAGTTTGTCTGCTCCTTGCTCTTTAGTTATACAATTCTTACAAGGACTATCACTCTTAACACCTGCTGCACCAGTACCAGTTTTCAAAGTTCTTACCGCCTTCACATGTTTATCAAAGTTCCAAGGATCTATCCTTGTTTCTTTCTTTGGGTTTAATCCTTTCAATGATACACCTATCAACTCCTCTGATACTATCTTTTCAGTAAAGAAACCATTAAAAGTAATAAAGGTAGTCTTCTTAGGTATTTGTCCTTTAAAAGTCTGTTCTTTACCCTTCTCAACCATCCAAATATCAGCAGGAGACCACTTATTAAGATTGGAAAAAGGTCTTTCTTTCTTATTCTCTGAATTAAGATGATTCCTATTGACTGGTTTGAATGCTTCTTCAATATCCTTAACTATACCTTCTCCTCTATAAAACTTATACTCCTTTTTACCACCAAACATATCATATAACACATTTGCTGTAGAAATTGAAGTAGTTAACCAATCTTTATCCCTACTTAAAAAAGTTACAACATCTTCTAATGATGCTGAAGTTTTAACATTTTTAATCTTACTAAAATTAGCAAGAGTGCAAGCAAATTCTTTTGAATCTATTGGTTTTGTCTGGTTAAACCTCAATCCTGCTAACCAACAAGCAGCACTCTCAAACAGTTCTGTCTTATCTGCTCCAGCCCCCGAACCACCTGTACCTGAACCACCAAACTCAGGAGTCTTTTCAAGCTTTGTTATACTAATATCTTTTTGATCTTGATTAGAAAGATTTGTTACTCTTATTGGTGCTTGTCTTCCAGAATACTTTTGTTTAAATGCTTTCTTATTTGTATCTTGTGGATCATCATACACCATCTCATCATTAAGAACCTTCTCCATATCATCAAGAAGATCCTTAAATTTTGGTGCAGCTTTAACAGAAACTTCAGGACCATTATGTAACTTCATTTTCTTTTCTAACCAAATAGCATCAAGAAGTACCAGAAGATACATATCTCCATTCTTATTATACTCAGCTAGTTTTCTCCAGTCAATTGCAGAAGCCATTAAAAAAGAGGGTATTATCCCTCTTATTTATCAAGATCCTCAAAAACTAAAGGTCTATACTTCTCATACAACTCATTCATTCTTGGTTCCATTTTACGAGACTTCCATACTTGTCTTAATATATCTTTCATATCTGTCATGGGAACACGTACAGATAATCCATTAGATTCTGGTTCAGTCATCGGTCATCTACCCTACGATGTTCAGATTTTTCTACATCAAATGATCCACCAGGATATCTCTTCTCTAGTTTGTTTACATTGATCCTAATAACTTGTTCAATGTCCACATCTAATGCCATACATGCTTGCATTACATACCACATGATGTCACCTAGTTCAATGACAAGATGTTCTTTGTTATCTTCATTCCATGGCTTGCCTTGGAAGATCATCTT